CTCACCGGATGCAGACGAAAAGACTTACGCACGGGTTGTCGAGGACTTGGGGTTACGCCTCAAAGCCATGTGCCGTCCGGCCTGGCGCCTCGTCACCTTTTTGGGTCGTTATTATCCTAGGCCCACAGCTGCTCCCCAGCATATGGCGGATGTACTCCGTCAGCTGAGTAAGTTGCATGTGGCCACTACCCGTGACCGGTTGTTGATCCCGTACGCCTTGTACAATAAGGCGTTAGGGCACTTGGTCACGGATCCCACCACCCCCATTTTGTCAGATTGGGCGCGGATGGTGGTAAGGTTAACGCCCGCCGAACTGCGAGTGCAGGACGCGAAGTTACAATCGTATGCCTCGTTGGAGTTCGGAGCGAACCGCGGTGCCCCCCCGCGTGAAGTGATGTTGGAGGTCATGGTTGAAGCTCTTGGCGTTAGTGCAGCGCATATTGAGTCTTACTGTGAGCATTTGCGGACGTTGGTCCGCATTGAGGATTTGCGTCCCCTTCTCACCCCGCCCACGGTCATCCCCCCGCCCAATGTGTTGGTGGGGAACCGTATGGGCGTCATTACGGCCCCCGTTATATCCCACTGCAGCCGAGGCTGCGGTGAGGGTGCATGCGAGCACCGGGAGTCGAAGCATCAGAGCGATCTTGGCGCAGACCAAGAGATCGTTTGTCGTGCATGCAGCAAGACATTCGTATACACCGCCATCGAGGCGCGTAAGTCCCTAGCAAAGTATGGGGACCAAACGCCGCCGAAATCATGTAAGCCATGTCGTGATTTGCGGAAGGCTGGACTACCGAAACCCGTACGAACGAGTTCTCAGTCCAGCGTTTCGCCCACACCAATCGTTGAACCATCCCAGGTCACCAATTTGGTTCCCCAAGTTCCCTCCAACATACCGGTTCGCCGGAGTGCCTCGGCCCGTAAGCGGGAACGAGAGCATCACCTTGGAGATGATTCCAAGAGGCAGAGTCCACGGTTGAACGAGCCGGTCTCGCCCCTTTCCCCGACAGCGGTGTCGCCCACAAATTAATTAAAACGTTCATTGAGAG